AGAATTCTCATCGGCAAAAATGACCATAGGAATAATCATAAAAGTTTCCTGTGGTGCTTCAAGAAGTATATCTTTATTCTTTGCATCTCGGATTAAATATTTGGATTCTAATTGAACAACGGAAGCATATCCGCGATTCATATCATTATCATAATCCAAAAATGTGCCGAGTTCTGCTATTTCTTCTTCTGTATATTTTTTTAGAATATCTGGTGAGTATAGTTTTCTGTCTACGTGATTTTTTATATAGTCAAGAAATGGAGTAGGTTTAATGTCCTTATATACCTGTTTCCGCATATCAATCATCAGCAGACGCCCAGCAAAAATATCGTAATCTGGCATCTCTGGACTTATTTTTTCTGCGGCTGACTTAATTAATGTTTGTTGAATATCTCGTGAAGAGATTTTATTAACAATTTTAATATGGGCAGTAATAGCAGTTTCAGAAACGGATACGTTCAATCCATTAGAACACCATTCCAGCATTTTGTGTATTTTATCATAATCTAAGGGCTCTAGTGCCCCATCTCTCTTTCGTACTAGATTTTCCCTTTGTTCTACCATTCTGTCAATCACTCCCGTTTCAGATTATTTTCATTAAACTCATACCAACTATTTATAGTTTCGGTTAAAGGAAGGGTGGCCCTAAAAACCAAACAACTAACGTATATCTAATTCCTTTTGTCACAGGCGTAACTCTATGCCACATATCAGAAGGAAACACAAGAACTGATCCTGTTTTACATTCCGGACTATGAATCTGGTAGCCAGGTGCAGAACGGTCTTTCCACGTTTCTTCCATTACTGTTCCTTGATGATGAAATGTAGCAAACTCAAAAGCTCCACCTTCATAATCATCATTCAAAAAAATGGACATCGATAATTTTCTAACACGACCGTGGACCAATGGATTAATTATACTCTTATAAGCAGAAAAATGATCTCCTTTACCATCTGGATGCCAATCGTAAAACATTCCTTTTTTATACCGAGCGATTTGTATATTTTCAGCGGTATGAATCTCATATTTCCATCCAGATTCATCATTTGCTTGTGCCATATATGACCAAGCAAGATCATATATCCATTGGTCATTTGCCCAACAAATATCAGTTTTCGACTGATCTTCAAAGTTTTCAATATGTCTATCGTATGTTTCTGCTTCGTCTGATATTTTAGGCAACTTATTTTCCGCTAAATTTATCATTTTATCGCAAGTCTCTTTGTCTACTCCATCTTGAAAACAAACCCAATCATTACTTCTAATCATACTCTATTGCCTTTCTTACTATACATACGGCGGTCCTAAAAACCAAAGTGTCAATGAATATCTAATTCCTTTTGTCACAGGCGTAACTCTATGGTATATATCAGAAGGAAATAACACGATGGATCCCCTTTTTGTTTCTATTGTAGAAATGAGATTGTCAGGATCAGCGTCAGTCCAAGGTTTTTCCAATAAAGGTGTTATATGATCATATTTGATTATTTGTAATTCTCCACCTTCATAATCATCATTCAAAACTGCACTCATTGATAATTTTCTAATAAGGCCGTCTACAACTTTAAATTTAGGAAGATCATAGGCAGCAAAATGATCTCCTTTGCCATCGGCGTGCCATTGGTAAAACATACCCCTTTTATATCGGGCAATTTGAAAAATCTCAGCGGATCTAATATCATATTTCCATCCAGATTCTTCATTTGCTTTTGACATATATTTCCAAACAGAATCATATATCCATTGTTCATTTGTCCATACAATATCATTTGGGAATTCCGGCCCTATAGGTCTATCGTGGATTTCTTCGTCGGCTGGTTCCAATTCATCTTTCGCTAAATTTATTATTTTATCACAAGCATCTTGATTTAATCCATTTGGAAAATTAATCCAATCGTTTTCACGAATCATACTCTATTGCCTTTCTTATCCGTATTCGTTAAAACGAGTCCATAATTATTGTCCCCAGCGGTGATAGTGGCCAACCCTTTTTTAAACTTTAACTCATTCTTCTTGAATGGAGTGTAGTCACAAAAATGATGCCATCTTCCATATCTCCATACTATGCGACAAACATCCGGATGCATATCCACTAACATCTGGCTTTTCTTAATAGTGCCCTCTGGATTATACCCAGTCTCTTGTAACTCTTCATTATCTGTAGCTTGAACGTGGTAGAATTCTTCCGTATTACCACCCTTTACAGTCTGATTTGCACATTTACCTTGAAGGAAATGATTGAACTGGACCGTACAATCTCCATCTTTCAAGATACGTAGCGATAAGTCTGTATCTTCGTTATACCGACCTCTCCATCTATGGACTCCAGAATTCTTAATAAGATTACAAGAGTATATTCGTGTGTTCTTTACATACGGAGGATACTTCTGATTAGGGGCAAGAAAGAATCGATATTGTAGACCTGACATTTGGACATTTTCGTATCTATTACAAAAATCTTCGCACGATCTGAACAAAGCACCATTTTCAACTCGGTATCTAAAGTTCTTTTGAAGTCGATAAAAATCTGCAATGTTATCATCCATCACCCAATGCCACTCTTCATCAAGGACGTCCATTGAGTGATCCCAGCACCAGTTTCTAGCTCGCCCAGGTCCGTCTCCGTGATTAGCAAAAGGCAAAAGAAGGAGTTTAGCATACGGGCGGAGCTTAAATTTATCAAGAGCTTTTTCGTATGGTTCTTCGTCTTGAGGTTCAATTGCAATATAGTGATAAATCTTCATCCGAGATAAACTCTTTGAAGTAATCATACTCTCTGCACGTCCTTTGGATATAATATACAAAGGATATTGAGGATAATTTTCGGGGGCTCCTGTCATTGCATAAAATCAGTTAGTGTTGTGTTCAATTTAGGCGTGTAAACTTTTTTGCAATATTTGCGGTTCTTACGTATACCATCCTTTTCATAAAGTTTAATACCTTTTGGAAATTTTGTCTGAATATATTTAAGGGCATCGTAATGTAAGTCTGAGGAATTATGTCCAGTACCACTTAGTGAAGTTTCTGTCATACCCTTTTTGGCTGAGCCATTAGTAAACATCCATTCTATAGACTTTCTGGTATTGATTCCTCGTGATAAACATTCATAGATGAATATCAAATCCTCTGCTATTCTGACTGAGGTGATATCCATATCGTGTAGTTCTTGTTGTACCTTCGCACCATCAATGAATATTAGTCCTGCGACAAAAACAGTATTTTGATATTCTACAGGTGGAGGCGGTGCTCCTATTGACTGGTCAGTTAGACCAACAATTCCAATATCTGGTTCATCTAACCACTTATCACACGTATCGAATGCTAGTAAAATTTCATCGGGAATGGCATCTCGTTTAGACTTTTCCATATTTGATTTGCCTGTCCAATACTTTGAATTTCTACGTCGGATGATGAGGTCATCATCCATTACTGCATACTTAATCTTTCCTGCGTGTTCGTAGATGAATTTTCTTGTCTCTGCTAGTTGATAGAATTCACCGACAATCTTTTCTGGTAGTTCAAGATATTCACAATCATAATTGTAAAGATGGCGTTCGCCAGACTCTACAACCATTATGACTTTTCTCTGTAACTCTTTGGGAAGATTATTAAATGATATTTGATTATCAGTCCTTCGGATAGTAGGAATGTAAATGCGTTCAATCACTTCATAAATCCTTCAAGTGTGTTACTATTTTTTGGTTTATAGACTTTCTTCCAATATTTCAAATTTTTCATTTTACCATCTTTCTCAAATATCTTTACACCGTGTGGATATTTCTTTTGGATATATCTCATACAGTTATAATGTTCTTCAGTTTGGAAATAATCTTCAGGTGTATCTTTACCTTCAAACATACCTTTCCAAACAATTCTGGAATCTTGTAAGTCTTTATCAACTTGACTTCTATTATCAAACATCCATTCTTCTGCTTTTCTACTATTTATCCCTCGTGATAATGCTTCGTAAAGAAACAACATATCCTCTGAAACTCTTACGGAAGAAATATCCATTTCTTCGATAACTTCGGATATCATTCTTCCATCATAAAAAACATATGTGTTTACATTTGTCGTATCTCGGTATAGTTTATCACCAGGAGGTGCATCTGGCCACGAAAGTCCAACGATACCTATATCTGACTCATCTAACCATTTATCCACAACTTCATACATCTCAGAAATTTCTTCAGTTGTAGCAGTCCGCCTAGACTTTTCCATATTAGACTTTCCAGTCCAATACTTTGCGTTTCTTCGCTTGATAATAATATCATCATCGACCATTGCATATTTGATTGCACCAGCGTGTTTATGAATAAATTCTCTAGTTTGTGCTAATTCTGTGTACGTACCTACAATCTGTGTTGGCACTACAAGATATTCACAATCATAATTATATAAAAATCTATCTTCTGGTCTCAGAACCATTATAACTCTTTTCTTTAGTTCATCGGGCAAATTATTATATGTAATTTGATTATTTTCTCTTTTTGCGGTTGGTATGTAAATGCGTTCAATCATCTTCATCCATCCAGCGGAGAAGTGAATTTGCTGTTACATCTAGGTGGGGATGCCAAGCGGACTTGGTCTTTTCGGTCAGTCTTTGACCTATCTTTTTCTGGAA